ACAAAACAAGTGTCTGTCGGTGACAATTTATTTGTTGCAGGACAACGTTTGTCAGTTTCAGAAGTCATTAGTAATACTGAGCTAAGATTAGGTGCGTCTATTATTGGTAGAGCAAATAGTACAACACCAGTTCCTTGGGCAAGAGAATGGACTTATGCAACATTATTTAATGATGCTCCAAAAACTTCTTCAGATGCTAGAGCAGTAAATAAAAATCAAACTGGTAATTATAATGACCAACTGCATATGGTAGTTATAGACGCAGGTGGAAAAATTACAGGAACAACAAATTCTATATTAGAAAGTTATGCCTTTTTATCTGTAGCAAGAGATGGTAGAGATGATTTCGGTGCACCTACTTATTATGTGACAAGAGTAAATAATAATTCAGATTGGATTAAATGGGCATGTCATCCTTTAGATGCTGCGGCCATGAGCAATAATTGGGGTGAATTGACCGAAGGAAATGTATTTACTACTTACCACAAAACAACAGTTGCTGGAGTGGCTGATTATACTAAATCTAGATTCTCTAATGGGTCTTCAGGTAACCCAATTGATGATGATGATATTTTACGTGCAATTGATGCTTTTAAAGCTAAAGAAGAAGTTGATGTTGATTTTCTTATTACTGGATGGACATATACACCGGGTAACTTTATAGATTATCGTTTAGCGATTTCTAAAATGATTCAAGTTGCTGAATCGAGAGGTGATTGTGTAGTTTGTGTATCTGCAGATTACGGACAAACTGTACGTGGTTATTCAGATGAAGATGATATTACAGCACAATTTATATCATGGAGAGAAGGTGTTTATAATAGTAACTATGCCTTTATGGATGGTAACTTTAAGTACCAATATGATAGCTTTAACGATACTTACAGATGGTTGCCTCTTTCTGGAGACATTGCCGGATTAATGGCACAAACAGATAAAAATCAATTTCCTTGGTTTTCTCCTGCAGGATACTCTAGAGGTCAAATTAAAAATGTTGTTAAATTAGCTTGGAATCCTTCACAATCTGCGAGAGATGATTTGTATGTAAATCAAATAAATCCTGTAATTTCAATCAAAGGAGAAGGTACAATTCTTTTTGGAGATAAGACATTACAAAAAGTTGCAAGTGCATTTGATAGAATTAACGTAAGACGATTGTTTATAGCAATGAAAGATTTTGTGGTAGTCCAAGCAAGAAGAAAATTATTTGAATTCAATACACCTTCAACTAGAGCAGATTTCCAAAGAATATGTGAGCAGTATCTAAATACAGTAATTACAAATCAAGGTATAAGTGAATACAGAGTAATATGCGATGAAACGAATAATACGGCAGATATTATTGAACAAAATCGGTTTATTGCGGATATCTATGTAAGACCTAATTATACTATTAACTTTATTAAATTGAACTTCATTGCTGTTGGGCAGTCTGTAAGTTTTGATGACCTTGGAATTTAATAAAAAATAATAAAAAAATAGGAGTTCTTATGGGTATAAATGTTACCGCACTTAGAGATAAACTTAGATTTGGAGGGGCCAGACCATCTCTGTTCTTCTGTAGGGTTACATTTCCTACAGAAGTATTGAATGCGATTTCACAAAAACTTCCAAATTTTGATACTACTACAATTCATGATAATTTTTCCTTTTTTATGAAAGCCGCCTCGGTACCTGAAAGCTCAGTGAATGAAATTACGAAAAGTTTTTTAGGAAGAGATATTAAAATTCCTTCAATTGATAGAACTTTTGCGCCATGGACTGTTACTATTATGAATGATGAAGATTATAAAATTCGACATTTCTTTGAAGCCTGGATAGAATTTATTTCTCCAGGTGCATCTATATTTGAAGCTCAATCAGGATTTGGCCTTAGTGCTAGTGATTATGTGTATGGACAAATGCAAGTTCATCAATTACAAAAAGATGGGGGTGTCTCAACTGAAAGTGGAGAAAAGGGTGGACCATTTTTAGGATCATATTATTTTAAAGATGCATTTCCAACAAATGTTAGTGAAATTTCATTAAGTTGGGATGATAAAGATACTATTGAAGAATTTACTGTAACATTTGCGTATCAATATTGGGTTAAGGAACCCACCTCACTTGGCGTTTCTGGGAATCGGGTTGTTAATCCATTTACTGGTAATGAAGATTCTGTTGCCAACATTTCTGGTGGACTCACTAATGAAACAACTTGGTTGGATTCAACAGAGACAGGACCATAATCTCTTCTTTGAGGTATTGATGAATATAATTAAGAATTAAATTTTATGTTAACCCGCATTTAACACATGCGGGTTTTTTTATTTTTTCAAATCGAATAAATAATGTAAACAGTAATATCAATTATAAATGGAGAAATTTGAATGGCTACATTATTTGGATGGAAGTTCCAAGAACAAAAAAGCAGAGAAGAAACAAATCTTCAAGCATTCTCACCACCAGAAAATGATGACGGTTCTACTGTTGTCGGCTCTGCTGGAGTTTATGGCACATACTTAAATCTAGAAGGAACGTTTCAAAGTGAATTTGATTTAATTGCACGTTATCGTGCAATGATTATGCAACCAGAATGTGAAATTGCTGTTGATGAAATTATCAATGAAGCAATTGTTGCAAACAGAAAAACATATCCGGTACATATTGATTTGGATAATCTTGAAGATTACTCTGAATTAATCAAACAAAAAATTACAGATGAATTTTATGAAGTTTTAGATATATTAAACTTCAAATATCTAGGTTATGAAATCTTTAGAAGATGGTTTGTAGATGGTAGATTATTTTATCATGTATTAATTGACAAAGATAATCCTCAACGTGGAATTATTGAATGTAGAATTATAGACCCGTTCAAAATCAAGAAAGTCAGAGAAAGAAAAGAAAACAACGAAAGAATTCAGATTGGCACAGACGAGATGCCAATTAATCAAAAGTTTGAAGATTATTTTCTTTACTCTGAAACAGGTGTATTTCATCAAGACACACAAGGACAAACAAGAAATGTTCTTAAAATTGCACCAGATGCAATAGTGTATACAACTAGTGGATTGTTAGATGAAAGAAGAACATCTGTAATTTCATATTTACACAAAGCATTTAGACCTCTCAATCAAATTAGAATGCTAGAGGATGCATCTATCATTCATAGATTGAGCCGTGCGCCATCAAGAAGAATATTCTACGTTGACGTTGGTAACTTACCTGCACCAAAGGCAAGACAATATCTACAAACATTGAAAGACCAGTATCGTAACAAAATGGTTTATGATAGTAAAACTGGTATGTTGAGAGATGACCGTAAGTTCCAAACGATGTTGGAAGACTATTGGATGCCGAGAAGAAATGGTAGTGCAACAACAGAGATAGATACTTTGTCTGGTGATGAAGGTGGAATGACTCAAATGGAAGAATTAGAATATTTTCAAAGACAATTGTTTAGGTCTTTGAATGTTCCTATTTCAAGAATGCAACCAGAAAGTGGATTTTCATTAGGTAGAGCCAGCGAAATTTCAAGAGAGGAATATAAATTTTTAAGATTTATAGAAAAACTTAGAACACGTTTTGGTAATTTATTTCTTGAACTATTAAAAAGACAATTGATTCTAAAGAATATTATTTCATTGAAACAATGGGAAGATATAGAAGATGATATTCAATTTGTTTATGACCAAGATAGTAATTTCAATGCGCTTAAAAGTCTTGAAGTTTTAAATGAAAAAATGAATGCATTGAGAGATGCCGAAGAATATAGAGGTAAATATTTCTCTGCAAATTATATTCGTAAAAATATTCTCTTCATGACAGATGAAGAAATAGAAAGAATAGATGAAGAGATAGAAGAAGAACGTTTTGACCCAAGATTTGCACCACAAGAAGGTGAACCTGGATTTGGAATGGGAATGGGTGGTGATATGATGGGTGGTGGCGGCGGCGCCGGTCTCGGGGGAGATTTATTTGGAGGTGGATTAGGAACTGAACCCGGTGCTGGTCCAGCTGCAGGACAAGGAATGGTAAATGATTTAGGTGGTGGAGGTACTACTCCGCCAGCAGGTGGTGGAGGAACAGAACCACCAATAACACCAATTACAGGAGCTTAATATGGATATGACAGATGAACTAAAAACAATGATTAAAAATGTTAATGATGGAAACATGATTGGAACAAAAGAAACTTTTGATACGTTAATTGCAAATAAAATTTATGACCGTATTCAAGATAAAAAAGAAGAAATGGCAAAAACAATGTTCAATAAAGAACATGAATCACCAGAATCAACAGTAGAGCCAGAAACAGCAAATGAGCAAGAATAAATTAATAACTCATATTTTAAATGAAGATAAGGAATCTTTCAAAAAAGATTCTTTAC